AGTTTTTGAGCTTCAACACAAGTCCAGAGAATGATTTCCATAGATGAACGATCCGTTCCGAGTCGGCTTACTTCCGTCCTATTCAGTTTAGCATCTTGTCACAACATCCTTTCGGAGTTCTAATAGCAATTGGTCTTCTTTTTTCTGATGGACTACATCGTCGTTTTTAACGATGTCCATTAGTTCCCACGCTGCATTACAACTTATTGAAACTGGAAATACAGTTTTAGGTTGTGGTGAGGCAAAAGAAAGAAGTGGAACCCATGCTAAAAGCAAAAGTGCTTTAGTCATAGGATGAACGGTAGGGGATTATTATACCCCTATTCATAGTATATAGGCAAGTTTTGTGTGAAAACTGTAACAATAACTACAAAAAAGTATCGTTATTATACTAAAAAGCGTAAAGATTTGTAAAACCTTCACGCGAAGAAATTTTGCCGGAGAAATTTTACCCAATATGGGAAATCACTTTCTTTTTTTCTTTTGGGGCGCTTGATATCCCCACAACTTTGGATTAATTCTACCATATCCAAAGTCAATATGCTTTAGATTTTCACGAAACTTGTCCCAGTACATATCAAACAAACGAACTCTGGTTCCTCTTGTAAGGTCATAACAAATTTCATCACCTATAAGATATTTGACGATATATGCATCATTAGGAGCATCTTTTGTACAGACATCAGCATACGAACCATTTTCAATCAGTATGTCGCAACCGTAGCGTGATTTACAAGTTTCCTTTTCTGCTGATGTCCAAGAATCCATATGATTTTCTTTTTGCGATGTTTTTTGGGACACCTCTGTGGTATTATTGCTCATTAAATAAACTCCAATTTTTTAATTATGAACGGCCTCCCCAAGAAATATCAGGGTATGCTTCAGAAACGATTTCTTTCGTAATTTTATACTTTTCACCAAGTTTTTTGTCTTTTACCAAACAGAGAATTTCTGCTTCAAGAGGGTGAAGTCCTTGAAGTACATTAATGAACATTGTTTCTCTACGAAGAGAACTTAGTCCATCATTACCACCTTTTACAAAATTATAAAACTTTTGATACTCTTTACGAATTGAAGAAAATCCCTGATCCTGAGATCCAAGAGAATTACTTCCAATTTCATTCATTTTTGTAACTGCATCTTCAATTTTTTCACTCACAGTTCCAGAGAGGGAATGTTGTTCACCTACACTAGCGTAAGGAACATCACCTGGAGGAAGAGAAGAGATGATGCTTTCATCAAAATTCCAAATAAAAATTGCTTTTAGTGAATCATGATTATATTTCTGCAAAACCTCAACTTTTTTAGAATTAGTTCTTTGCTTAGATACAAGTTGAAGAACTTCAAAAGCAAAAGGATTTGTTGGCAGGTCAGGAATAGGAGTGTCTTTTTTTGCCTGAACTGTAACTGTTTTTGGTTTTGCAGTTGTCTTTTTTTGTGTTGTCGTGCTCATAAAAATCAGTATGTAAAATGACTATACGGTATTTAGTTAATCTTCATCATCTTCATCTAGTTCTTCATCAAGAAAGTAATCAGGATTAAAACTTACTGCTAAAACTTCATCTGCAATAACATTTCCCTTGTCATCAAAAAATTCTGGATGAAGTTTTGGACGATCTTGATAATTCATCATATATTCTCTGGCGACCCAACCAGTTACAAGTCCCACTATAAGAAACAATACTGTTAGAAATGAACCGATTACTAGACTAGTTGCTAACATTTCTTTTTCTCCGGGAAACTACTTTTTTCTTCCTTGATTTAAAGGAAAATTCAAAATAGATAGTAACTTCCCGATTCAGAAAGCAAACTATCTTCTCAAAGATAATGTGGAATGGTTGAGTTTGCTTTCTTTTTCCTCCATAGAGTAGAAATTCAACACCACGATTTCTGTGGTTGAAGTTATTTAGGTCAGGATTTGATGATTTGTTGCTCTTTGAGGAATTTGATTGTGTCAACGGATCCTCCTAATTTTTGATCATCACAAATAACTTGTGGAAATGTAGAACCTTTACCAAACTCAGCATAGAACTCTTCTCTGGTAAAATGTTCTCCTAGATTATAAACCACAAAGTTACTCCCTGTCAACTCTAATACTTGTTTGACCTTGTAGCAATATGGGCAATCTTCTTTTGAGTAAACTGTAAAATTCATATTATTAAAATATTTTAGTTATAATATTATAATTTATAATCAATGTCAAGTTTCTCATCGTGCCATGTCGTTTGCACAATGAGCCCTGAATCCATTTGCTAAAACATAATGAAAAAACACCTGATGATGATAAGTATCATCTTCTTTTAGTTTTCTTTGATACCAGTTATAGTTTGATGGAAGTTTTTCTCTCCAATGATCTCTTTCACAACCTTTATAAAGAACTGCATCACCATTCTGAAGTTCCACATACTTCTCATCACCTTGAGGAGTTTCAAAACAAATTCCCCAAGATTTCTTAGTATTAGAACTAATCTGATAAGTCAAAGAGATTTCACAAGCATCTCTATCTGTATGTCTGTATAATCTCTGTCCTGCAAAATAAAACCTATCATAATAATAAGTATTGTACAGTTCTTGTCCCAGTATCTTCTCAAGTTTCAATCTAATCTGAGAATGTGCATACTTAAACTTTGGATGACTATATCTTGCTAATGAACCATTCACTTGTTTTTCTAATGGATCATGAGAAAACTTATTCACCTTACCATAATAACTAATCTGCCCTCTTTCTTTTGGTGGAGTTTCTTGAAACTCTGTGGGATCATAGATACCTCTAATCACCATATATCCATACTTCTCAAAGAATGCTCTTGCACCTAATGCTCCTGCATCACAAGGATGTTCAATAGACACATAGCAACCTGATGGCATATCAAGTTCCATACAAGGTTTGCTAAGTATTGGTTTCTTTGTGAACCCAATAGGTTTTGTAGGACAATCAGGATTTACTTCTTTCTTAAAAAACATAATAATACCTCTTAATTCAGTGCCACCTCGGACCAACACACCAGCCTACTACAGATTTTCTGATACCACTCTTTACTTTTTGAACTCTATGTTGAGTTCTGGAGTCAAAAAGAATAATGGTTCCTCTTTTTCTTGGTGCATAATAAGATTTACCAGTTTCATCTAACAACTGCAGATTTCCACCTTCATAAGTATCAGGGTCAGAAAGTAACAGAGAGAATGAAAGTTTTCTAACTTGCTCACAGTTGTTGTTTACAAAGTCCTGAAAATGTTCCTGTCCATGTCCTCTGTTTCCTGATGATACTGGTTTGTAATAAGTAGAAAGTCCCTGATCATTATGCCATCCATAATATTCACCAGCACCATACACAGTATATTGTAATGACTCACCATCAATATTGGTTAAGTCATACTTGAAGTTTTCTCTATTTGCTCTCTGAACATAATGCCAGACAAAACCAGCTAACCAGTGTGAAGTAGGAACCCATGCATTTCTTGCATTTCTTTTATCTTTATCTACAGTTCCATAGTCTCCTTCACCAACTCTGGAATCTTGTAGATGAGGGTCAAAGTTTTGTGCTAAATCTTCTTCTATAATGTCTATGACCTTATTTGGAAGGTCAGTAAAATACCAAATGGATTGGAATGCCAAAATTCAATCTCCTTATAATGAGTTCAATCAGTATTATATATTCAGTTTGGAAACCACTCAATAATTCTATCTCTAATGTAATTTAATGGTGATTCAACTTCAATTTTTGGAGTATTTGCTTTAAATTGGTCAAGGGTTATTTCACCACCAAAAAACTTATCATACTCTTGAACAATTAATTTTGCATAAGAATCTATAATTGGATCTTCATTTCCGATTTCTTTTTCTGCCCAATAATAGTAAGGACTTTTTTCCATTTTAGTTACCTAACGTAAACTTCTACTCTTGCTTGCCTATTAATACCGGTTGTATCTTGGCAACAATTAATTTTATCACCTGCTGAATAATTACCATAACCACTATCCATACCAATACCACCAGAAACATCATTAGAACCATATGCACTT